GCGCTACGCTTGCGACCCGCGCCGTAATATTATATATTGGCGCGGGAGGAGGAGGAGGATAGGATATAAAGAATAAAGGGTATTTTGGAAATTTCAGATATAAAGCTATCCCTTTGCCCAAACTAACCCTAACCCTAACCCCGTCACGTGGCTACGCCACGTTCCTTATGAAGCTGTTCTATTTTTAGAGTGTGGCTTAGCTACCCCTGTCACAACCCTTGTAATAACCCTGGTTTGGTACTGCAGGGGTACTAATATAAATAGTAGCCAGTTGAGGGGACCCCACGACAAAATTTAGGAAATTTCATGCCGTCCTTCTTCAATGGAAAACGCTTTTTTCTCACTTATCCCCAATGCAATGGAACCAGACAAGAACTCAAAGAATTTATCATGGGAAAAGCTCCTATCAGGTACATTCTCGTTGCCCGTGAACTGCACCAAGACGGACACCAGCACTTCCACGTCTGCGTCGAATTTGAACAAGTCCAAAGACATGACACAAGATGGCTGGATTTCAACGGAAAGCATCCCAACAAACAAGATCCAAGAAAATGGATTGCTTGCAAAACTTATTGCAAAAAAGAAGACGAAGAATTCATTGAAGATGACCTTGGGAACTTGTGGCCAGTGGAGATTGACCAAAGCCCAGAATCGGAACTCATGCAAAAGTGTTTCAGTTATGACAAAGAAGAAGATTGGTACGCTTATTGTGCCGGTGAAAAGATCAGCTTCCAATACTGCCAATACTTCTGGTCCAGACTTCACGGGGATCTTTGCACCATCCTTGACTCAACAATTGTTGCAGGAACCATTTGTCCTGCTTTGGAAACCTTTAACGTTCCGGGAGATTGCAACAAGTCAATTGTCTTACGTGGTGCCTCAGGAATTGGAAAGACCACCTGGGCCAAAAAAGTTTGTCCTAAACCAGCTCTTTTTGTTTCGCACTTGGACCAGTTGAAGGCTTTTAGACCAGGTTTTCACAAGTGCATCATTTTTGACGATATTGATGTCAAGCACCATCCCCGTACCAACCAGATTGCTTTGGTGGATTGTTACGATACTCGTGCTATTCATTGTCGCCATGCTGTTGCAACAATACCTGCTGGTATTCTTAAAGTCTTTACGTGTAACGAATGGCCAGTTGACAAGACCGACGAAGCAATCGCAAGACGCTGTCGGTTCTACACAGTCTCAGGGTGGTTAAATGAAATAAATCCTAATTAACTTTATTAAGTTGTTATAATGTTATTAACAGTCTCATCGGCATCTGTCATAGCATTGATCAAACCTGCCGTTTGATCAACACCATTAACGTTGGTCATCAATAAACGTTTATCAGCGTGACCATACATATCATAAAAGATACTACAAATCACATCCAGTCTACAAGGACCATATGTTGGGTTAACTGGTGCAATTGTCTTACGACCAATTGGACCAAGTTGAACTAAAATAGGATAAAAGGTCAAGCCTTTATATCCTTGAATTCCAGTAAAGCGTTGTAAATAACCTTCACTGATAATACGATTAGGATAATAATGAAAAGTATCAGTGACCAAAGCACCACTTTTCATACGATATAAAGTTTTTCTATGTACATAATAAGTCTCATTAAAAATGCCTGACTCACGGGGATCTGCATATGGATAGTCAACTGGGGTACCTGCGGTACCCAGTTGATCATCAGATCCCAAATCCCAGGCTACAATAGGCAAACTAGCGCCTGTAGGAATATCCTTTTTACAGCCAATCCAGTACAACCAAACTTCGACTTCGTCATTCGTTTGGTTTTTCATTTGAATTACAGTGTCAATTTTTCTAATTGCACTGAATCCTTGCACAGCCGTTGTACCTGTAACAACGGCATCTACAACTTTTTGATTTACAGTATCAATATCAGCTCGTGAAGCAACTGTTACAGGAGGTGCACTTACTAACTGCAAACCATTAAGGGATAAAAATGATGCCGAGCCAGTAAACTTGTACTTGGCATGAATACCATCTTTCATCCATCTTTTAATGGTCACTTCACTTCCTTTCTTATATAGACTGTGAACTGTAAATCCAATGTCTTGAACACGTTTCACATTATTAACTTTCGATTTCTTTCTCTTGGTTTTAGTCATGGTCTGCGTTCCAAACGAACGTTTGCCACGCAGCAAACCCATGCCTAACGCAGCAGCTGGACGCACATATTTGGAAGAATACTTCCAAGCTCTCTTGCCACTTGCAAGAGCACGTTTCATAAAAGGTTTCTTACTGATTTTCACCATGTTTTAGGCCTGCGCGCTACGCTTGCGACCCGCGCCGTAATATTATATATTGGCGCGGGAGGAGGAGGAGGATAGGATATAAAGAATAAAGGGTATTTTGGAAATTTCAGATATAAAGCTATCCCTTTGCCCAA